AATCCACTCAACTTCTGTTAAATGCTCACGATACATTGATTTTCAGACTGAAATTGAGTGGATTTATATAAGCAGTACTAACAATGATTTAAACTTTAAACTTGAAGTCACTGTTCCCACAAGTAGTGCCACAGTAACAACTTTAGGTACTGTTACAGCAGGTAATTTTTCTGGTTATGAGGTGAGTGGTTTTGAGGGTTGGTTTTATGTTTCTGGTGACTTTACACACCACTTAACTGCGTTTGGGCGTATGAATAAAACAGGCGTAAGTAATGCAACGGAAGTCCCCGCACGGGCTTGGCACTATGACCCCATAAATGACCGAACTTATATTTTAACAGATAGCAATCCAGGGTATTCTGTAAGTACTGGAGATACTATGTACTGGCATCCTTATGCTTGGGAAAGCGCAGGGACTACACTTTTCGTAGAGGATACACTGTCTGAGCGATATGTTGGTTCTGGCAGTAGACAAAACATTACTTTGAGGTTTAAAACTGCGTATGATGATAATCAATTAAAATACAAAGCATATTTAAGAGAATTGTCAACTAGTGATAGGGCTGTTATACGTGGTGGTGAAGCTACTCTGACAGAAATAGAAGAGGTGTAACATGGTAGTAGTTGGATATACAAAATTAAATTCAGAAAATATAGCAGAGATTGTTGTACATCAAGAGTATGACAACAAACAAGAAGCTATTGAAGGTGCTGAGGCATTAGCTTTAGCATCCATAAATGATGAGACTATCTTAGATGTAATCCGAGGTACTCGATACGGCGATACTGAAATAGTTTATAATGTAATACACGAAATACCTCGATAATTCTTAGGAGAATATTATGGTAACAGAAGAAACAAAACAAGCTGTAGACGTATTTGCGGCATCCACAGGTTTGATGTCACTAGCGGCTTGGTTGCCTCCTGTTGCTAGTTTATTTACTATTATCTGGCTAGGTCTTCGTATCTATGAATCAGAAACAGTACAGAAGATTTTAAATAAGAAGTAAACTAAGGGGGTTTCTAAAATGCAAAAACGTAAAGGTCCCCTAGCTAAACGTAAAAGAGATCCCCGTCTGGAACGGGCGGGAGTCTCTGGTTACAACAAACCTAAAAGAACCCCTAATCACCCTAAGAAGTCCCATATAGTTGTGGCTAAAGAAGGTGACAAAATCAAAACTATTCGTTTTGGAGAACAAGGGGCAAGTACTGCTGGTAAACCTAAAGCAGGTGAGACTGCAAAGATGAAAGCTAAACGTAAAAGTTTTAAAGCTAGACATCGCAGAAATATTGCTAAAGGTAAAATGTCAGCAGCTTACTGGGCTGATAAGGTGAAGTGGTAATGGCTAGGACAAATGAAAAACTTTGGAAGCGTATAGTGGCTAGCGTTAAGGCTGGAAGCAAAGGAGGTAGGCCAGGGCAATGGTCTGCTCGTAAAGCCCAATTAGCTGGTAAAAAATACAAAGCTGCTGGTGGTGGTTACTCAGGTGAAAAGACTAAAGCCCAAAAGTCTATGACTAAATGGACTAAAGAAAAATGGGGAACTAAGTCTGGTAAACCTAGCACTCAAGGTAAAAAGGCTACAGGTGAAAGGTACTTACCTAAGAAAGCCAGGGGTGCTTTATCTGCTAAAGAGTACGCAGCTACTAGTAAGAAAAAACGAGAGGATACTAAGAAGGGTAAGCAGTTCAGTAAGCAACCTAAAAGGATTGCTAAGAAAACCGCTAAGTACCGTAAGGGTCCACTAAGTAAATAGGAGAACTGTAATGCCAAAAGTAAATGGTGTTTCTTACCCGTACACTGAACAGGGTATGGAAGATGCAAAGAAAGCAAAAGAAAAAAAGAAAAAGAAGAAAAGGAAAGCTCCCTTATCTCAAGGATACTAGTGGATAATATGAAGAAGTTATTTATTGTTTTACTTATGTTATCGAACAATACATTTGCTGAGCTAGATAACCAGCAAGAAGGTAGTTTAAATACTAGCAACAATAACTCTACAGTATCTTCTAATAACACTACAAGAGATGAGTCTACCTCGAATACTTATAATGGGGCAGGCTCTAGTAGTGAAATACCCGTAGGTTCTGCAATTAGTCCAACGTATATGTCTAACGGAACTGAAACATGCCTACAAGGCACTGGTGGTTCTTTACAGACAGTTGCTGTTGGGTTTAGTTCAGGTACTTATAAAAAAGATTTTGATTGTAACAGAAGAAGAGATTCTAAAGTACTTAGTGACTTAGGTATGAAGGTCGCTGCAATTGCAAGAATGTGTGAAGATATTACAGTGTGGAGGTCTATGTTTTTATCTGGAACACCATGCCCTATACTACAAAGAGGTAAACTTGTTGTAGGAAAGCGAGCATTTTTAGTTATGAAAACACAACCAGAAATTTACATACCTGATTATGGTAAGGTTAAGAGGAGCTTGACTGATACCCAGGTGTGGTATAACACAATACTAGGGATTGGAGAAAACATAAATGAAGAAAGCACTGAAGATACTATTTCTATCAGCGATAAGTTCCGTAGCTCTAGCAAATGAGCTAGCTAATCTTACACAAACATCTAATGAAATAGTAAACCAAATTGACACAGGTATTCAACTTGTAGGTGCAGCAAGTGAGTTTTCACACCACGGTGATGGACTATCCTCAGGGAACCTTTCAGGCACTGCACATATTACTTCAGAACATTTAGAAGCGTATAATAGTGCACTGATGGGTATGTCTAACTATAAACCTTATGGGGACCTCAAAGCTGTACTAGAAAACAAAGCAGCAGGTGAGCTGGGTCTTATGGATTCTGCTATTGATACTTTTACAGCAGCTGTTGTAGAAATGATTCAAGTGGTTGAGGTTGCTGAGATATCAGCAGCAGCATCTAGTCCACAAGAAGAAGCTGCAGTACAAGAGTTTGTAGCTGAGAACCAACAAGTACTAGCTATCTCTCAGGATACTATTAGTGAATACAATGAGTCTTTAGATGATATCGAAACCCATGCTAACAATGCCAGTGCCTACATTGCAGTTGCCAATAGTGAGTTAGCTGTAAGTTTCCTAGAGCAAGGTATTGAGAACGCTAACACTACCGCTGAACAAACAAATATCTTTTACGATGCTAATGCTCAGTGGGTTGCTATGGGTTACAATACAACAAGAAACCTTACTGCAGTTTATTTAAATGGAACTGACGGTATAGGTTTAGATCTTTACATGTCTGAAGCAGATATACTAACCATGGGAAGTGAGTCCGAGTTTTACTTAACAGGGCCTACAACTCAAGGGTATAACTGCTTTATCAAACAAACGGATTGTGAGTTATGAGTTTATCAGATACAGAGTTAAGTATAGGTGGTGTAAAGTTTAAAGGTATTTACATTGCTGTTGTACTATCATTAGCTACCACAATAGGTGGTGGTGTATGGACAGCCTCTAGCTTGTACTCAAGACTAGAAGGTGTAGAATCCCTAAAGATCCCTAACATTACCCCTATTAAAGAAGACATACAACTTATCCAGCAACAACTGATAGATAACGATGTGGGTAAATTACAGGGTAAATTAGCGGAGTTAGGGGTTACCCTTGTGACCATTAAGGGTCAACAAGAAAAGCTCTTAGAATTGAATACAGACGTTTCTGATCTATCTAAGGATATAGAGACGATAAAAGGTACGGTTGCAGAAGCAAAAGTAATTGCCAAGACATTACAAGATTCTTCTGATGACCTAAAGAAAATTAAAAAAGAGATAGATGATCTCTGGCAGGGTATGGATTACTTATCTAACCCCTTAGGCAAATAAAGGACGAGGACTATGTTACAACAATTAATTGGCCCTGTAACTGGGCTGTTAGATAAATTCATAGAGGATAAAGACAAGAAGAATGCGATTGCGTTTGAATTATCGACAATGGCTGAAAAGCACGCACAGGAACTTGCGAAAGCGCAACTTGAAGTTAATAAGACGGAAGCGGCACATAAGAATTTATTTGTTTCTGGTTGGAGACCGGCTGTGGGTTGGACTTGTTGTGTGGGACTTGCGAGTAACTACATACTTATTCCAGTGGCAAACTTTTCGCTTGCTCTTGCCAATTCTACCGTTGAGGTCCCTATTTTAGATCTATCAACAATGATGCCAGTTCTTATGGGTATGCTTGGATTAGGTGCTATGAGAACCGTAGAGAAAACTAAAGGCGTAAATAGGAATCAATAGGAGATTTTATAATGGCTAGTAATATTAATGCAACAAAACCAACAACGGGTTCTCCTACAACCCAATCTGTTAGGGATAATTTTTCTGCAGCTAAAGAGGAGATTAATAGTTTATTAAGAAGTTCACTAGATGTGGTTACTACAGCTGGAACAGGGACTTTGTATACAGCTAATTTTACAAATAATGTAGTTTTAACAGAAGGTCTTAGAGTAATTGTAAAAGCTCATACGGCTAATACAGGTTCTATTACATACATTAATATGGATAGCACTGGACCTTACGTTATAAAAAATATGAATGGGTCTGATTTAGTGGTTGGTGAAATTGCTGGGGCAAACCATTACTTAGATTTAGTATATAATTCTAGTAATCAAACATGGGTTCTTTTAAACCCTTCTGTAGTTTTAGAGACAGCTGCTCAACTTCTTGCCAAAATTAAAACTGTAGATGGAACTGGTTCCGGTTTAGATGCTGATTCAGTAGATGGTAAGCATATTGCAATAGGTACTGGATCTAACTCTAATACAATATATTTTCAAACATAAGGGGATAAAGTATGCCAAGTTTAAAAGTAGGCACCGCACTTGTCACTGATGTTAAAATAGGTAATACTGATGTCCAAAAGGTTTATGTGGGCTCTAATGTAGTATGGACACGTCGAACTCATGAAGTTATTAGTTACTGGAGATCAGGTTCAGCTGTTGGTTATGATATAGATGAATCAGGGTTTGTATATGGTTCTTATTACCCAAGTAGCACAAACGGTAGTATTTCACCCACTACTTTTACTGGTTCCGGCGGAAGTACTGCTACAATACAAGGTCTTTACTACAGATTTATTAGTGGTGCAACCACCCCCACTGTTTACTTCAGAGTGTCCGGTTCATACTCTGCTACAACTGACTGGACATCAGTAAAAATAGGGAATACTACTTATACTAGGGCATCAGCTATTACTACTTGGATTAGTAATCAGTCTACTCATATTTTTGAATTTCGTAATAAGGCCAACCCTTTTGGTGCAGGTAATGGTACGTCTCATGATGTTATTATTTCATAAAAAAATTAAAATAGTACTTGGTAATTAGGAGATAAATTATGGCAACTTCACCAAGGTCACCTAGGAACTTTTTCCCTGCAGACTTAACACCATTGTTATTGTCTGGGTGGCAAACAAATAAATTTGATAAAAGTATACCCTTTTGGGCTGAAGTTGATGGTTTACAGTTTACCGATACATCTATTAGACGAAAGCCTGGAAGAAGTTTAATAGGTGACTTTAGCTCTCAACCAATACGAGGTCTATTCTCTATTAATGAGTATGATACCAAAGTTCTTTATATAGGTGATCTTACTAATCTTTATAGATGGAAACTTGATGACCCTACAACAATAGGGACAGTGGTAGGATCTGGTTATAGTTTAATTGAAACTGGGGGTGCTAGTGTTTGGGATAACGGACAAGCAGTGTGGGATAATGGAGATGCAGTATGGGATGAAGGTTCTATTGTTGCTAGCGCTTGGTCATTTACTAACTTTGGAACATGGGTATTTGCAGCAGATAACGTAGGTCGAATAAAAGTTAAAAAAGACAATGAAGTTTTTGGTGAATTATTTACTGATTCGGTGTCAGGTGCTGTTATTTCAAATTCAGGTACAGGACATGCTGTAGGAGATACCCTTACTTTTACTGGAGGTGCTGGGCAAAACTTTGCTGTTGAAGTAACAGAAATTAATAATACTTTTAATGTAACTAGAGTTAAACTTACTAACTTTGGTATTGGGTATAATAATGGAGATACTTTAACTCAATCAACTACTTCTGGATCTGGTATAAATTTACAGCTAACAATAACAGTTGCTGATTGCCCTTTTACTAGAGTAACAGCTATTGATAAATCTGGTCCGCACATTTTAGCAATTAACTATGATAAAGCTAACTCTGAGCATCCTTATGATGTTGCATGGTGTGATACAGATAACCCAGATACTTGGGTGGCTGCTTCAGCTAATGCTGCAGGTAGTCTTACATTACGAGAAGCTTCTTCCCCCTTAAAAGCCATTGTACCCCTTGGGGACGCTAAAGCAATCTATACAGAAGATCAAATGTTTATCCTGCAATACACAGGAGCCCCTTATTACTTTGGGTATAAAACTGCATTTGCTTCTGGTGCTGGTGCAGTATCACCAAGATCTGTAGTAGCCGTTGACTCTACAAACTATGGCCTGTCACGAAGAGGCCTCTTTGTAACTGATGGTAGCTCCGTTGAGACTATTGGGGATTTAGAGGGTATTAACAAGTACATAAGAGATAATATTGCAAAGTCGGAATATTCGCAGGTTACAGCTTATCACAATAAAATTAATAATGAAGTGATTTGGTCTTTACCTATTAACAGTACAAAACCAACAAAGCAAATTACTTATAACTACTCTAATAAGACCTTTAGTATTGAAAGTATAGGTGCTAGTTATGTTCAACTATCTGGTGTTTTTAATGATGATATTACTGGGTATCCTGATGGTGAGGTCTTCTTTGAGGATGGTGGTCAATCTAACCATGCTACGTATGGTATTACGAAAGCACACGATCTTGATGACTCATACTCTATCAAAGAAATAACAAGTATACGGGTAGGTAAGATAGGTGATGGTAATCCCCTTGTTGAAGTAGGCTTCGCTGAAAATATAAATGATGAACCTACATTCTCACCTGAACATAGTTTTTATGTAAACGGGTCTTATGCTGATTATAAGGTTAGAGTCGCTGGTAGATATTTATTCCTAAAGATTTCTTCTGATAACAATGCAGATAGTTGGGAAATAACCAACATGGAGATTAAAGGTAGAGTAAGAGGGTTTAGATAATGCTTCCCGTAAAATATGATGCTAGGTCAGTTCAACAAGAACTTAATAAACTTAATGAGGGTGTAAGAGCTCTCTATCAATTTATACCCATGATACCTTTGGACTCTTCGCCAGTAGAACCTTTAGAGGGTTATATTGCCCTAAGTAATGGAACTGGTGGTGGTTTTGATGGAACTAGTGGTGCTGGTCTTTACAGGTACTCAGGTTCTTACTGGGTATTTGTGGGATAACTGGAGGACTATATGCTTTGCATGTGGACACAAGAACATTTTAAAGATATGCCTGTATCAACTATAGATCATATACACTCTGCGCTAGAGTTCTCTTATGGAGAACGTAGGATTCAGGATGTAATGAAAGAGTTGGTTGAGGGCAGTAAACAAATATGGTTAGCTACAGTTGATAATGAATTTGTAGCTACGGTAGTAACACACATTATTGATTACCCTGGAAAAAGAACTTGCGAGATTTGCTACTTAGGTGGTGAAGCAGGTTCAGGTATCCTTCAGATCCTAGGTAAAGTAAAGGCTATTGAAGATTGGGCGATACATAATAAATGTGATGACGTACAAGTATTTGGCAGAAGAGGTTGGCTTAAGGCCTTAAAGAACCATGGGTACTCTGAGAGATATACCATAGTAGGTAAAAGCCTCAGTAACCCACAAGATAATAAAGGATCTAATAATGAAACTTAAAGGTAAACGGTCTCAGCTAGGGGCCAACTATGATGAAAGCATAGGTTGTTTTACAGACAGTTATATGCTTCAGTGTAAAGGTGGTGGTGGTACTACCACTACTGAGCCATCAGAAGAGCAACGAGCTATACTTGATAAACAATTAGAGTTTGCTAATAAAATGGAAGGCCTTGGCTCTCAACAGTTTTATGGTGGGAATACACTTGCTGATATGAGCAGGTATACAAGTGAAGGGCTTAAAAGTCAATTGGGTGCTGCAGGTGCTGCAGGTAATATTAGTGACCTAGCTGCTGGTAGATTTCAATCTGCTATGGAGTATGATCCATTACAAGACCCTCAAAATCAAGCTTATTTAGACGCTATAACCGCACCCCTTACAGAACAGTTTACAGAAGAAACATTACCAGCATTAACCACTCAAGCTATGCAACAGGGTGCTTATGGTGGTGATAGAGCTGCGTTACTTAAAGCTGAAGCTGCTGGTGATTACATGGGTAAAATGGCTCAAACTAGATCTCAAGCTTTACAGGATATCGTTACATCTAATAGACAGCTACAAGCTGATATGTTAAGACAAGTACCTACACTGCAAGACGCTGCATTACAACCTAGTCAGATTCTTAGAGATGTTGGTGCAGGCTATGAAGGTAGGTCTCAAGCAGAAATTGATGCTGCAAGAGAAAGATTTGAATTTGGACAAGAAGCACCACGTCAAGCTCTTAGAGATGCATCTTCAATGCTAAGTGGGATTGACTTTGGAAGTGTAACTAAAACTACAGGAGGAGGTAAGTAATGCCAATACCACTATTAGCAATGGCGTTAGGTGGAGCAGTAATAGGTGCTTTAGCTAACCCAGATGACAGAAAGAAAGGAGCCCTTGCAGGATTAGGTGTAGGTCTTCTTGGCCCAGCTGCTGCTGGTGCTATGGGAGCAGGTGCTGCCGCAGGTGCTGCAGGTGCTACTACCGCCGCAGGTGCTGCTGGAGCCGCAGGTGCTGCTGGAGCCGCAGGTGCTGCAGGTGCTGCCGGAGCTGCAGGTGCTGCCGGAGCCGCA